ACACCGTTGGGATCCACCACTTGCCCCCGGCTTTGAACTTTCGCTTGTACCCAAGGGCAGGCAATGCGTTCCACTCGCTTATGATGGCCTTGTAACGCTTTAGGACGCTCTTGGCGGGCATTTCTCGAACGATTGATATATCGACCACCTCAACGATTGCGACGACTCCTGCACGCTTGTCGTAATCTCCCAGCACGCTTGAAAACTCAATGGCTCCGATGCGTTGGAACTGGTCGATGGTGAGGTCTTGGAGTTTCATAGTTTCAGGAAGGTTTTGTAGGACGATGCCGACGATGCCGAAGCAAGGTACTGACTGAACTCCTTATCAGCCTTGCGTTCTTTCTCCGAGTAATACCATGGAATGTGCCTCGCTGACTCAAGCAACGAAACCCCACCGATGAAGTACTCCTGCCGATTGTAAACGGCAAAGGTCGTGTCGATAGGAACGTCAACCCTTGCTGCCATGATGACCCGTGAGTTACGCTGACGAGTCGCTTCGTAGTTGTTCACGTGGGTATAGTACGACGACCTTGGAGGCACGTCATCCCATCGGAGCGACAGGCCGACCTTGCCTGCTTGGGGGAATTGTTGCAACCACTCCAAGCACATGGGAATCGTCCGCTTGCTGGTCTTGTAAAGGTCAAGGTCCGGGTCTGTAACCGCATAGAACGGCTCTCCCAGTTGTTGCACCAAGCCCGAAGTCCATGGGGCTTGATGGCCCAAGTTCTCGCCAAGCATTACGACCTTGCAGGGGTTCGTGGCGTACCACTCCAGCAAAGGTTCGTAGGTTGAACCGTTGTCCACGATGTAAATGTCCCCAATCCCCTCCCACTTGCTCAAGTCCCTGACCATCGCCTTGGGCCACGTCAGCAGGTTGCGGTTGTTGATGATTACGGGGATGCCCATGTTAGAACTTGTAAACGGCAATAAGGTCGTCGTATCGGCCCGATTCGCTAAGGTCTATGGCCTCAAAGATTGAATTGCTCGGTGCTACGGCTGATAAGTTCACGAACCAATCCTTACTCTGAACGTCCTCAATCATTAAGACACCTCCTTGGTTCATCAACGGTGCATACAGGCTGACGACCTGCAACATAGAACTTAAGGTGTGCGGGCCATCGTCCAGCAGGAAGTCAATGCCGTTCTTAAAATAGTCCCGTGCTACCTGCACGGATTCGGGGGTGTAGGCCGATGCGATGTGAAGCCTTGAACGAGTCCAGTCAATGTGCTTGTCAGCCTTTGGCTTGACTTGGTTGGCAATGTCGTAGAACAGGAACTTGGCCTTTGGCAGATACTTGCACCACATAGCCATGGACCCTCCGTGCCACACGCCTATCTCCACGAAGTTGATGGAATCGGCTCGCATTTCAGCCAAGTACTTGGCATAGGTGCTTGTGTAGTTGTGGCCGTTGGCTTTGTCGGTTCCTCCGTCATAGTCGGCACCATTGAGGTCTAACTCGTCGAGGATGGCAATCAGTTCTTTGTCTTTCATGGTTAAAATGTGATTACAAACTTTTCGGGACCCGGCCATCCGGGGTTCGTGTCAAAGACCTTGGTGTCGGGTTTCTTTCCAATCCAATGTTCGGCTTGCCAACGGTGGTCCCGTACCGGTTCGCCCAGTTCCTTGATGTGGCTTGACTTGGCCCACCAAAAGTTGCCCCCAAAGTACGGATAGCCTTCGGGGTTGTTTTGATCAGCCATGTGAGGGAACTGCTCCTTGGTGATCCAATGACATCCCACCGCATCCACGCCTTCCAGCAGTTGCAGGGACCGCTCCCAAGCCACAACGTTGAAGAAGGTCATGCTGCGATTCCAAAGTTGGTTGATGAGGGACGGGTCGCTTGCCCCCTTCGTGTGGGCGTACAGGTACACGGCTTCCTCTTCCTGCGAGGCCCGGTACATCTCGGTAAGCGTCGCCTGCTCCCAAGCGTTGGTCCGGGTAACCACTATTTTAATCTTCGGGGCAACCATCGAGTTCTCCAGCACCTCCTTGACCGCCTTGCGTTGTTCGGGTGGACCGACGATGCCGACCCTTATCTCATCCAAGACATTGATAAGGCCGTAGTTGCAGACCGCCATCATGTGCTGGTTGAGGATTAACTGCCAGTTCCCTCCGCAGTAGATGTGGTAATAGTGAACGACTTTCATAAGGTCCAAAGGAGGGTTAGAAGGGTGATGATAAAGAAAACGGCTGCAAGCGTCTTCCCGATTTCAATTAGCAGGTCAATGATGCGTTCGGGGTTCATGGGGCAAAGTTAAACCACAACGTACTTCCCCGAGTTACTGACCCGTAACTTGTTGAGTGCCACATACCGCATAGCGTCGCAGGCGTGGTTGAAGGAATCAATCGGGACCCCCGTGTTCTTGCCCTCTTTGTCGGTTGCCCAAGTGTAGGACCGCAGTTCTTTAATCAGGTTGGTGCTATCCTTGGTTACCTGCAACTTGAACCGTTTCAGGATGTCAATCCCGTTCCTGACCGAGTCGGGGCCTTTCTCCGCTGGCTTGATGTTGAACCCCAATCGGTAGATTTCTTCGATGCTCTTGGGTTCTGCTGAATCGGCCACGATCTCCCAAGCCCTTGTGATGCCCAGCGACCGAAGTTTGTCTGCGATGTCTTGGTTTGTAAGGCCCGTAGCGTAGAGCAGTTCTTGGATGAGCAAGCAGTCCCCTTGGCGGTAGATTGCTACCAAGGCCGTAGGGTCGTTGCTGAAGCCCCAGTCAAGCCCAAGGGCGACGAATTTCGCTCGGCTGACATCGATACCCTCCACGACCTCGAAGTCCTCGTATATCGCACCCTGAAGCGTCCCGACCTGACCGAGGCCGTAGACCTTCCACCAGTTCGCCCAATACGCAGACGTTTCGGCTTTAGTTCGGTTCAGTTCGATGTCCCTCTTGATTGTATCAGGCAGGGCCTCGTTGTCTTGGTAGGTTAGAATCAGCAGTTCGGAGTCGTCCTCACGCAAGACCTCGGTATGCGCCCAAAATTCGTGAGTTGGGTTAAAGTCGATGTAGATGGCCTCGCTGGTTCTGATAGCCAACTGGTAGTAGGACTCAAAGTCGATGTTGTTCGCCTCGTTGATGAATAGCACCTGCCTCCTTGCACCTCGGAGCCTTGCCTCTTGATCAGCAGAGAAAAACTCGATGGTGCTACGGTTAGCGAACTGGTAGGTCAGCAGGGTCTTGTTCCACCTTGCCGGAACGAAGATGCCCTTGGCAATCATTATCTTGATGAAGTCCCGAATCGCACCCCTCCGAAGGTGAGGCACGGTTTCCCCGACGATGCTGATTTCGGTCTTCTTCGTGCAAGCCTGCTTGATGAAGACGCAAAGGATGCTGAAGGTCTTGGAGGCCGAGGTCCCTCCTTGGATGACCCGTTTACGATGGGTCAGCGATTCAATCTTCCGCTTGGCGGTGGTGTTTATGACCTTCATCAATCATCCTCGGTCCATTGTTCAATAAAGACCTGATTCTCCTGCTTGTCCACCAAAGAGTTCAGCCGTTGGGTGATGCTTGCGTTGTACTGACCGACCATACCCCCTTCGATTTGGTCTTGACGGATGACCCGTTTTATGCGTGAACAGATGGCTACATAGTCGTCATATCGCTTGTCCCTGTTTGTGAAATAGGTCCCTAGGTCCTCAACGATACCTGCATCCGCACACCAGTTCTCAAAGCCTTCCAAGGTCAGGGGTCGCTCCAAAGGCTCATGCTGGGGAATAGCATCCTTGCCGGGGAATACCGTCTTGAGCCTTGGGTTGCTCTTGACCCCTGCCCGGTATGCCTCAAAGTACTCCCACATCTTTTCGGGGGTTTCGATGTACTTGCCGTTGCCCTTGCTGGTTCCCATTAGTATTCGATTTTGTCGATTAGGTCGCTAATCTTGTTTACGATTTTCATTTTCACTTCGTACTGGTTCGGGGCATTGGACTCATCCACCGCTCCGATGCAGTCGCACAGGGTCGTTATGACCATCATCAGCGAGTCCATCCGAGCCTGCACCTGTGCCTCGTCATCCTTCGCCTTCAAGTTCCCCAAGTTCTCGGAGTTTATTTCTTGACCATGATAAAGCAGACTTGCCACCCCAAAGCAGGTAGGAGATGTAACCGCAGTCGCTGGTATCGTCAGCATTGTCGTAGTAGGTTTCAGCACGGGATAGGTAGGAGTGCATCCGCTTGATGGTTTCCACCGAGATGGCTTCCCCGTTGGCTAACTGCTGCGCCCGGACCTTGCCCGTCTGCGTCGCACACTTATTCCCGTTCCGCTCGTTGAGTTCAATCCCTCGCTTGGCATTTGCCCGAATCTCTTGGCCGTAGTCGGAGTATGACTCGAACTGCTGCCTTTTGTGATTCTCCCAAGTTGAGCCACAAACCGCAAGCCGTTGAGCCGTATCCGGGAACTCTGCATTGGTTTGGTTGTTGCTCATGCAGCGACCGATGAAGCCTTCTTTGCTTTCGTTATTGTTCGGGATTGGCAGGGGCATTCAGGGGGTGGGTTACGGTGTTTTGGTTGACTTCGAGGAACAAGTCCGCTTGAAGGTAAATGTATTGAAGGGCTGATTTTACGCAGTCCGCGCACCACCAATTTGTAGGCGGTCGGCCGTGAGCCGTGAGGATGGCTTGCAGTTCACCAACCGCATCGGGTGGCAGTCGCATCGTCAGGGATGCCACATATTGGTCCCAATACTTGCGATGCTTTTGGGCCACGATGAATTGGTCGGTGGTCATTTGAAGGTCCATTCTCGTAGTAGGATTGCGGTGGCAGATGAGGCGAGGCCAAGGATCGGGGCCAAGTACCATTGGCACGTTGGCAGGGTCAGCAGCACCCCAAGCCAAAACCCAAAGCAGGTCATGCACGAAAACGGCTTCCGCTTCGCAAAGGGCAAAGCGTAGAACCATCCCGGCAGGACCCGGAACTCCACGACCGCAAGGGTCGCAAGCGCACTAATCAGGATTGGAAAAACCAGTATATCCATTGGCTTCGATTGCGGTTTTGATTTTGGCCTTGGCCTGTTCTATGGAGTAGATGATGGACCTGTACGGGATGCCCGTTTCCCGGCTCATCGCTTTCATGTTGCCTGTCTGCATGAGCAGGTTCAGCAGTTCCTTGTCGTAGGGGAAGGCTCCGTCCTTGGCCCAAGAGTCCATCTCTTGCTGGGCGATGGCCCAAAGGTCGTCAAGCAGGGAGTCGTAGTCCTTGCCCAGTTCTTGGGTTTCGGGGTCCACTTCGACCCTCTCGTCGTGGTGTCGGTACTTCTTGGCGAATTGATTATTGTTGCCCCGGTACAGGTTCATTATCAAACGAACGATGTAAAAACGCAGGTAGCCTTGGACCTGCATCTTGGTAATCTTGTCGGGGTCTTTTTCAAGCAGAATCAGGACGACCTCTTGTTCGAGGTCCTTCCAAAGCGGATTGCCCCCCGTAATGGTGAGGCAAGCCTTGCGGATTTCTCCGCTGCGATAAAGGTCAAGGACGATGCTCTCTGCGTTCACTCACGCAAAGATGGAGGGGGTTCTCGCTAATGTTGCAAAAAATCTCTCGTCCTGTTGAGAACCTGTGTACGAAGAAATTTGATGTCGGGCCTTGCTCTCATGTTTATCGCAAGGATTTCGAGGTTGTGCATGACGGTAGCATGATTCCTCTTAATGATTCGCCCGATTTGGCAGTAGGTGTAGAGGTATTCCGAGTAGGCGATGTCTGCGAAGATGCTTCGAGCAAGGACCAGTTCTTGGGTCTTGACTTCGCTCAAGATGTCATCGGGGCTGACTCCGACGACCTCTGCCGTGTAGCCGAGTATGGTGCGTGTGATTAGGTCCATGTTAGAACGGGTTATTTGGCAAGGACATTCAATACAATCTTTCGCTCTTTCAGCATAGCGTCTGCCATTTTATAGCACTGTTGGGCTATATAGTCCTCATAAGTGTCTTTTTCTTTGTCTCTTGTGTTATTACCTGCATCCATACATATTGAGCGATACATTGAATCGTTTGAAAATATCCCTTCAAGGGCTTTTGATGCAAAATAGTCTCTTAGTTCGCTTGGTGTTTTCATTTTGTTTTGGTTAAAACGGGTTTGGGGGTAGGGGCATCCAATGGCTGACTTCAATTAGAAACCACGTTTGATGCTCGTAGTACCAACGGCCATCTCCAAGCCATGCGTAGGCTTGATTCATGTCGGTCGTGAAAATCAGGACTGGCTCGTAAGGTTCCGGCATCCGATCCAAGCATTTTATCCATTCCATGGTCAGGCGTTTTTGGCTTGGAGGATACGACCGAGCAGGGTCCAGTTCACGGACCAAGCCTTGATGGTTTCGGATTTGTCGGGGCGGTTGCAGTTGACGCACTCCTTGCGGATATGCAGTTGCCAGCGTCGGAAATCGGTTGGTGTGGTTTTCATGGGGTTGGGGTTTGGTTGGTAAGGTTATAGGCTGACGATGGGGGAGGTTTGGTAAGACCAGAGGCTGACGGATTCATCATTCATTATATGCGATAAGGGTGCTTATTGACCGATTTCTCATTCATTATACCCGAATGCGTATAAATTTTGGGTTTTTCTATAAATTATATCCGATGGCGTATAGTACAAATCTACACATCTATTCCACACTTGCGACCTAACAGGTAGGGTTTTCTTCTAATTCTCTTACGAAGGCTTTGAGTATCTTAATCAAACCATCCCTTTCGTCGTCGCCTCGGAAAACGATTTCAATCTTTTGTACTGGCTCAACCCTTGATGTGTCATCGTTCACATAGCATTCCATTGATGTTGACGCCATATCTTGAAAGGTCATAGCCACATATCCTCCGTGTCCTGCTTCGCCTCCTTGAAAGCCAGTATGCTCAAGAGTTGCGTTAATGATGCAAAGGCCGTTGTGTTCTAAAGTTAATTTTCTCATGTTTTGGGGGTTTAGTTGTTTGGTTTAATTGGTTGTAATTACTTTTTGAAAATCCTCAACGCTTCGGATGACCTCGTATCGGTAGCCTGCCTCTTGGACCACCCCCTGCCACCACTTCTGCGAGAGGGACTGCTTGCCCTTATTGGCTTTGAACCCA